TTGGATAATCTGAAATCAGTACCTGCAACATAGTCTGTTGGAAGGTTTTCCATCTCTGGGTCCATAAGTGCTGATTTGATTATGTTAAATATTTGAGGACCAATTACAAATCTTCTAATTGGATTCTCTGGTGCAGTTTCATCTAAAGGATTTTCATTTACAAACCCTTGGAAGATGTAACTTCTTTTTTTCCAGTACTTTCTACCCATGTCTTCGAGACTAGGATCTTTAAACCAAGGGCGTACCTCAGTTAATACTGGACAAGTTTCACCAAACATTTCCATACAAGGAACTTGTACAGTTGTTGGCTTTTGATCTCCACCTACTATTCCTGGGAATGTAAGTCTGATCATTTGTCGTTCTACCCAAAAGAACGTGTTATTTGGATCACTGTCAGGTAGGAATCGTAGTACTGTACTACTTCCTTCGTCTATGTTCCAAAATGGGTATATTGCGTTATCGCTTTGAGCTTGGGAATTACCTTTGGAATTGTTTTCCATTGATTGTAACTTTGCTCTTATTTCTGCTAATGAGGCCATGATATTTCTCCTATATTTGCCATGTTCGTAATACCTTCTGTGTTTAGGGTATTACTGTTTTTTATTATAATGCCAAGATGTAAAAAAGTCAACACCTTTTTACAACTATTGGTAAATTATTTTACCAACAAATTTATTTATCTTTATAAACGTATTTTATACGTCAAAGCGGTCCATAAATGCTTCATATGATTCTTCAACGTTCATAGGAGCACTTTGTACATTGTGCTGACCTGCACCTAGTAAACAACTCTTTATAGTACCATATTCAAATTGGTTAAGTTGTCCACCAGCACTAATTTTACTACTAATGCTATGTAAATAATTAGATAATGTATTGTCTTGTGCTGAGTAACCTAATTGGCTAACTTGATGACCAAGTTTACCATGCGGTGTTTCAAAGTCAACAATATCATTTTCACTTAATAAATCTTTAATGTTTGCAAAAGTTTCAGATTCTATTGCTTTAACAATTTTATTTTCAAAACTTTTCTTTCTACTCGACATTGCTTTTAGGCTATCCATAACGTTTGCAACTTTATCATCAAAATGTGTTTCTGTAAATTTACTTTCTAAATCTAAATTGTCTTGTAATATTTCAACATTATTATAACCTAATACTGATTCAACAGCATTAGCATAAGTTTTGACACCACTTAATCTTTTTAGATTTGTTTTAATATCGTTTATGTTTTCCATTGCCATAGTAACAAACTCTTCGTTTGCTTCATTTACTAATTTTGCTTTTCTAACATATTGTATAAATTCTTTTAATTTTTTAAACTCTCTTGACATTTCAGTAATTGATTCACCTATTTCGTCAAAAGTTTCTCCGCCATTGTGCAAATGTCTTGCCATTGCTCTTGCGGCTGACAGATTATTTTCTGCCATTTTAAATTTCTCTTCTCCACGTTGTATTAATATACTGTGAATGTTTCTGCTTCTAGCACCACGAACTTCTTCGTTTACTTCTTTGTTGTGCCTAACAATAATTTTAACATTATCTGCTAGTGGTTGATAACTGGACTTTCTACTACCTGTCATTCTACCTAAACTTGCTTCTGTAACTGACTCACCTTTTATTTTATTTCCTTTTTGTGCTTTTCTAACAGGATCCATATGTCTCATGTATCTGTCGAATGGTGCTTCTTCATCATCAAGTGAAGGTCTTCCTCTCATTGCTTCTTTATCTAATTCTGCATCTGACATTTTTTTATCTAAATCTGCTTGAGTAGACTTGCTATAAGGTACTGTGGGTTTATTACCTGCTTCGGACAGAGCATAATCTTCAAAGTCTTGTAAATATCCCGGATATCTCTGACTAATAATATTTGCCTTAGGTTGACTTTTATCGTTTTGCATAGTCCAATCATGATAATCTGCAAGAGATAACGGTTTATGATCATCATATCCAGGCATCTGACCTACACTAGTTTTAATATTAATTATTTTCTTTTCATCTAGATCTACACTAGCATTTACAGTTTGATTATTTTGTGATACTGACAAACCTTGATCTCTTTTTCCTGCAACAAAATCTGCTAATTTTTTACCACCGTATATTGCGGCCAGTACACCTGCCACTGGTATACCATATTTTGCTATAATAGGACCTGCTTGTTTAAGGGAGTCTGGTGTAAAAGCATTTCCAACTTTACTGCCTAACCATTTAATTGCACCGGCTGTTGTATCTAATTCGCCATCATCTAAGGCATCAACTGCTATAGTTGTAGTTATAGGCCTTTTTGCACCTTGTTGTAAAACTTTTCCTAGCAATCTTGCACCTACTAGATAAGGATTTTCTTTAAGTGCTTCTGTTTCTGTTACAATTTTGCCATCATCACAATTTTCACAACCTTTTGCATCACAGTCTGAGCAAAGTTCACATTTGCAATCTGACATATCTTTATCACATGCTGTGCAGTCGTCTTTAGTGTTTTCTTCTAAGCCTGATAGGCGTCTTAATAAATTTAGTTCTTCGTTCATATCAATCTCTTGTCTACGAGCAACGTCTATTTCTTCTCCTTTAGGTTTTAACTGCTTGTCAAATACTCTAAAGTCAAAAGATAATAAACTATCTTGTGCTAATTCTTTTAATAGGTTTCTTAAATTATGATCTGCAAAATCTTCACTTGTTTGCAATGATATCTCTTTTTCCATGTCATCTATTCTAACTAAAATGTTAGGTTCATCTGATACGAATCGTGTACCTTCTTGTGGGTCAATAACTATTTTACCGTCCTTATCAAAAGTTTTAAGGTCAAAACCATGTCCTTTTAATAAGTTAAATACTTTTTCAGAAATATCTTTAAAATTTGTTGCCATACAAGTATTTATCAGATTATGCCAATTGGCATCGGATCATCGTAGTCATCATCGTCGCCACCAGTTGAATAAAGAGAGTCTACACCTAAACTATTATTAACTGCGTCATATACTTCATCTTCAAATGTACTTACATAGTCTATTACTCTAACAGCAATCATCATACTCATTACCAAGTCGTCTGAATCGCCTGGTCTAGCCGCGAAACTATTACCCTTAGCAACAAAATTTTTGAATTCTGATAAACATGCCTTACTATTAATAATAAGTTTGTCATTTTCAATTAGTCTTTTCATGTTTATACATGATTCTACTTTGACTTTATGTGTTGTATGGAAGCCACGTCTGCCTGTTTTACCTTGTATTCTTTTAGGTTCGTGTAGGAAATCACCAGGAAAAGCATCTTCTCCGGTGTCTCTGATCACCACAAGTGCGGCCTCGCCAATTGCATTGTTTTCAACTGTCCAATATATAGTATGAGCACCTTGTTCCTTTATAAAATGCATTACTTCTAACATGACCTTTATCTGCCCTTCTATAGGTGTTTTATTATGACACCATTCGCCTACTTGAATCATTGAGGGGAGTTCCACAATTTGTATGGCGGCATTGTCACCACCTGTTCCTGTACTTGGATCTAATGTAACAACATAGATATTTTCTGGACTTGGGTATTTAAACCAACGTACATGACCCATTTTCATAATAGGATCGTTTCCTGTAAGTTCTAATAATTTTAATTGGTTAATAAGTGTTTCATCATATATAACAAATTCACATTCGTGTTCACGTTTAAAACGTTCTGTACCTATTCTACCTCTTTCTTCTATTGCCCAATTGGCATCTCTATCTGGATGTTCGTCCCATTTTGCTAGTAAAGGTTTAAATCCATTTACACCTACTTCTTGCTCATTACCATGTTCATCAAACATTTTATTTGCAGAATTCCATATACTAGCAAATGTGTCCTCATCACTATTTGGCGTTGATGTAATTATACACTTACCACCTGTTGCTAGTGTAGGAGACAATGCTGTCCAAAACTCACTTGCTATTCTGGGCGGTACAAATGCAAACTCGTCTAAGTAAACTAACGTTAACGACATACCCCTACCAGTATTTTCTGTAGTTGTTGCACTAACTATTCTACTTCCATTATCAAATGCCATAGAGCCTTTATTGTATTCTGTCACACCTGCTCTTATATGATCTGGTACACTTTCATACGCATATCTAATACGTTGCATAATCTCAAAGGCACCAGCCGCCTTATGAGCCGCAACTAATATTGTGCTGTCAGGCTTAAACATAGCATACCACAACAAATATCCTGCCGCCACAGTAGTTTTACCCATCTGTCTGCCCAGCATGTTTATACTATATCTAAAATTATTGTAGTTTTCTATTAGATCTAACTGATATGCAAAAGGGTCAAAGTCTATACCACCTTTTGTAGGATGTTGAATTTTGACATGATTTGCCATAAAATACAGAGGTCCGTTCACAGGATCTGCACAATTCTTAAAATCTTGTAGGGAATCTGGTGTATATGCGGTTTTACTATAGCCTTGTTTAACCAGACTGGTATCTGCTGTTCCTCTTGCCATAATAGTATTTATGTGGTAATGATGTTAAGAAATGCTTTTTTTAAGTTTATCTTTTATATAATTAATTAAGATTTCTTTATCTGTTTCGTATGAAGGGTCTGTATCTGGGCTATCACAAGGAGATTTTTCTTCATCGTCTTTGTGATCAGGTGATAATAAAACATCTTCTTGTTCTGGCTCATCATCATGTGCTGATGCTTCTTGATCATTATGCATATCTTTTGGTAAAGTAAGTCCTGCAAGTTTAAGCACATCTGCTAAATCCTGCATTGTATCGCCTGCCGCTTCAATACTTACTGAACCTTTATCAGTATTCTTGTGTTGTTTAAATTCTACTGAACCTTCTACTTCAGGTTCTGCACTAACAATACCGTATGCATCGCTCATTGCTTCTTTAATTAAAGGTCCTGTAATTGGTTGTTTTTCTTTACCAGTATATTTGTGGGGTACTTCAACACCGTTTCTTTTAAGTATAATTTTACTAGGATCTACTTTTCCCTGTGGAGAC